TTACCAACCATCTTACGCATACGCTGCTTAAGGTCTTGGGTTGTCTAACACCCGAGCATAAAATAAGTTAGACAAACTCACTTTAGCTAGAGGGAAGTTAGTGATTAAAGAAACTGCCAGTTGGCAACTCTGAACAAAGTTGTTAGTGGTTTTGCAGGTAAATTAATAGGCCTCCTATGATAAGATGTGAAAACCTGACTAAGCTGTGAATGACTTAGTAAAAGGGTGTAATAAGACGGCGGTTCGATTCCGCCCAGCTCCACAAGATATGAAGAAGTTAGTAAGAGTATTAAAAAAATTATTTGATGGCGCCACTATCACGGCGAAAAAGAAACGCATTATAAATGTTTATAGTGCAGATACAAATAAGATAGATGAGGATGGTGGTCCTTATAAAGTAGAGGTTACAAATGTTCAACGAAAAACCAGATAGTAATGATTTAAAAGATTGGGTTTTAAATTGGGAAAGATTAAATCCTGATGTTAAAGAAACATTAGAATTATTAAAAGAACAATATGGTTGTGAAAAGGCAGTAGAGATGTATTCAGAAATGTTGTTTATGGATTTATTAGCCAAGAAACAAAAAAGAGAAAAGGATAAAAAATGATAGCAATGTATTTTGCATTAGGTGTACTAGCACCCTCAATCTTAAATCTAATACATTTAGTAATGAATGTATACATTGTAGTTGCCAGGGGTAATTTGATGTCATTAGGATTTACTGGTATTAGTTTTTTAACAAAGACCATAGGAATGTTATTTTTAACATGGTTTGGTATAGAGATTGCTGGATTAGACTTTAGAATATATGTACCTATATTAACTTTTGTTTGGTTTATGTCTCATTTATGTGAAGCATTTATTATACAACATTATATGAAACAAAATGTTCCGAAGTGGATAGAAAGGATGCAGTTGAAATGAAAATAACATTAGCACAAAGACATAGATTTAATGATTCCAAACCTATGGTAAAGATTTGGGACCCAACTAGTTCTGGTTGGTGTCAATGGGATAATTGTGATTTAAGTGAGTGTCCACCATATAGATTAAAAGGTAGTATGACCGCACACGGTAAGTTTCCAACATATAAGTATGAAGAACTACCAGAGGTATTTACCGACACAGATGGTAATGAACATAGGGTAGAAGATATAATGGCATATAGGAGTAGTCAATGAGTGAAGATAATAAAAAATTAATTGAATTAGATAAAAGAATAGAAAAGTTAGAAAAAACAATACAAGAATTTTTAGATAGTTGGGGACCAGATGTTCAAAGAAAAAGAGATGAACGAGATGAGCGTTGGGATGAGATGGTAAGAGTTTTGACTATACAAAAGAAACATAACAGGAATAAGTAGTGAAAATTATAGATGAAATATTATTGTTTTTAATACAATGGTTACATTGGACATTCTTAGTACTGATTGGTGTATCTGTACCATTGGTATTATTATTAGAACCAATTTATGTATCTTTACCTATATGTGCTTGGATAATGCATTTAGGTTTTAGTAGGACATTGGATTGTCCCTGGACAAGATTAGAAAATGTATATAGAAGTAAAACAGGTAGACCAGAGATAGGTGGATTTATATCTCACAACCTAAAAGTCTTGGGATTGAAAAAGAAAAAATAAAATGTATTTTAGTTGGGTTGTCTTATATTTATTATTGTTAGTACAAAGACCGAAAGTTCAAACGACTAATTGTGATTAAAAGTAGTGTGGTGACGACCAGACAGAATACTAAATAAAATAAAAAGCGGTTCTAAATTAACAAGTTTATAATGATTAAAATAAGGTTATAATGTGAAAAAAGGTTTTTACGAAAAATCAAACATCGCCAGCCTGGCAAATCCTCTTAACATTACATACGATGAAATTTTACATAAAACTTCCAAAGAATTAGATTCTTGGATTGATGAGTTACGCCATTATATTATTGACCAATGGGATAATGAAGGCCAACCACCAGTAATTGGTAAGAATGAAGATGAGATAATTAAGGGTTGGAGAAAGTTATTCGGTTATGATGTAAATTCATTCTTTGATGAAGAAACTAAAGTGGTTAGGAATTTCAATAAATTTGCTAGTGGTATTAATCAATTCTTTCCTACTATGTTAAAGACTAAAATAAGTAGTGGTGTTAGTAGTGAAGGTGCTACATCTATATATGACCATTTCAAAGAAGATGATTTAAGAGATAAATTTAAGAAGGCTATGTTTAGAGGATTGTTTAAAGACTCTATGTATAGTTATGGTAAATCGGTATTGAAGAAGGAAATGGGAATGAGTATAAAAGAATTTTTTACTCATCATAATAGTAATGAAAGATTCGGTATTACCGTAGTTAAAATGACTAATAAGAAACCTGTCGGTAATAGTAAGTACTTAATACTAACTGCTCAAGAAATTAATGAATATATAAAAAGCGGTCATCTTACTATTCAGAACTTAAAAACTATACAAGGTGAAATAGAAGATAATTATGAATTAAAGAATGGAGATAAAAGATATTATTGGTATTATGTTAGAATATATAATAGACAACAAAGATTATTTCCAAGTGCATTACAAGTATTTAGATTAGGATTAGGACAACCAGCGGTTAACTTTCCACCATTAACTGCTAAATTCTTATATGAACACTTTACTAAACATATAGATATTTCAGAGAAAGTAAATGTATATGATCCATCAAGTGGATGGGGTGGTAGAATATTAGGTGCGATGTGTACTAATAGAGATTTACACTATATTGGAACAGACCCGAATCCGGATAATGTTGGTATATATGAGAGGGTAGCTCAATACTACAATACTCATTGTTTCCAAAGTAATCCGTTCTTCGGCAAGGCTTCACCTAATACATTTGAAGTTTTTCAATTAGGAAGTGAGGTTATAGGTGATGACAAAAATTTTCTTAAATACTTTGGTAAGTTGGACTTTGTTTTCACCTCTCCACCTTATTTCAATAGGGAACAATATTCTCAAGATGAAAATCAATCATTTAAGAAATTCTCGGCGTATGAGGATTGGAGAGATAACTTTCTCAAACCGACTCTAACCACCGCATTTTCTTTTTTGAAAAATGATCGTTATCTTTGTTGGAACATCGCCGACATAAAAATTGGCGAAAATAAATTCATTCCATTGGAACAAGACTCTATTGATGTAGTGGAATCTTTGGGTGGTGAGTATCAAGGTATTTATAAAATGTTAATGACTCGGATGATTGGTATTGATGCGAGTAATGTTAAGAATTCTGTAGAACTTGATGGTGAACATTATAAATTTGAACCTATATTGGTGTTTTATAAATCATGATTTTTAGAGACTTTGATAAAAAAATAGTACCACCGCACCGTGATGGTAAATGGATTTATTCAGATCCTATCTATCAACAAGTAGAGGATTGTTTTCTTAGAACACAAAGACCTATTGGTGTAAAGGAATATAAGGATAATAAACCAAGATTACTGGACCCATTTAGAAAGATTAATAAACATAAAATGCAAGGTTATTTTGATGATGATAATTACAAATGTTTAGATTGGGCTACTGATGAAAATGGTGTGGTTAGAGCAGCCTTAATCTATTATGATATATCTAAAATGTCAAATAAGAAAAAAACTATCACATCATTTACACAAAGAAAAATAGAATTAAGTGAAAATGATTCTTATATATTTGATGTTGCGTGTGATGTTGGGTATGAAAGATGGTTAGGTTTCTTGATGGAAAGACACTTTTCTAAGACAGTATTTGGTACTACTATTGCTGAATGTGATATGCAAAATAAAGAAATTAGAGAAGTATTTGAGTCTCTTGGATTTGAAAGAATAGATAATAAGGTAAGTAGTTTTGCAGATATGTATGGTATTTGGTGTAAACAAAATGAGTTATTACCTATTGAGAAAATTGAAGAGTCACAAGAGTGTTCATTACAAAGATTGATTATGGATGTACCACCATTAGAACCATTGTTAAACCAAGTTAAAGAATTGGAAGATGAAATGTTTGCTAATCATTATTCTAATTACAATAAAGGTAATACTTGGAGTGGTGTTGTAATAAGAGGATATGGTGGTAAGGAAGATTTTATTATTAAACCAAGTGAGATGACCAATAGTTGGAAAAAAGAAAATAAAGAAAAGTTAGAATGGATATGTGAAGATACACCATTAAGAAAAAGATTAGATGAAGTAGAAAAGTTTATTGATGTCTTAGATGTTAGTGAGGTTGAAAGAGTTAGAGTATTAAAACTATCTAAAGGTGAAGGCGAACTACAAAGACATACAGACATACAAGATAAAGAAGCTGGTATTAATGATGGACAATGGGCTAGATTACATTTTCCATTACAGACAAATAAAAATGTTATATTCACACAATGGAATACAGATGGTACAGAAACTACTACAAGAATGAGACTTAATGAGTTGTGGTATTTAGATATGAGAAAACCACATACGGCAGTGAATTTTGGTGAAGAAGATAGGTATCATTTGATTATTGATGTTAAGGCTGATGAAAGATTGCGGGCTTGGTTAAGAAGAAGTTTAGTAAAATATCCACCATTTAAACAAACGGATGACTATGAAAATTAGTGAAGAAAAATTACAATCAATGTTTAAGGTTGCTGGTATTGAGAAGAAAGTATTACATGATGCATTATTAAAAATGGGTAAAAAAGAACTTAAAACTAAATTGATGAGAGATGCTTGGTCAGAGGAAAATCCAACAAAGAATTATTGTTATGTAGTATCTGAAATGGTATTTTATTTTCTAGCACCACCAGGTAGTAAACCATATAAGTTAGCAGGGATACCTGGTGATGATGGATTACATAGATTTATTAGATGGCCTGATGGAACAATAATAGATTTAACAGTAGACCAATTTCCTAATTATGAAGATGTTGATTATGAAAAAGGTAAGGTTTGTTATTTTATGACCAACCAATATAATAAGTTTGCATCTAAGAGAGCAATTAAGTTAGCAAAATTATGTGGATTAAAGATGCCAGAAAATAAGGAGAGTAAGTTTTGGGATTAAATGATTTTATAGAACAATGTTATGAAGATAACAATGGTGTTATGTATGATACTGATAAGTTATTGGATATGGTTAGTGATTGGGAAGATCCTAATCCACCATTAGTTATAAAAGAGTATGATGGTATCAAAGTTGTTAGAGATGATTTATTAGACCACGGCAGTAAGATTAGGTTTGTGGATAAATACATTAGAGATATTAAGGCTAAGGAAATAGTATTTGGTTGTTGTCCTGCTACAGGTTATGCTCAAATCTCATTACCTGCGGTTGCCAATAAGTATGATAAGAAAGTAGTATTGTTTATGGCTAAGCGACATCCAGATAATTATCATGAATACCAAAAGAGAGGTATGGCATTGGGTGCTATCTATGAGTGGGTGAATATGGGAATGTTGAGTGTTACCAAATCAAGAGCACAAAAATACTATGAACAAGATCCTGATAATAGGGTTTTATTTCCTATTGGTTTGGAACATCCTACGGTAGTTGGGAGTATAATAAAAGTTGCTAGACAAAATCTAAATGAAAATGACTTTAGTGAAATATGGAGTGTTGGTTCAAGTGGTACTATTAATAGAGGACTACAATTAGCATTTCCAAATAAAGATGTTCATGTTGTATCAGTAGGACACAAGATGAGTGAAAGAGAGATTGGTAGAGCTAAGTTCTATCGGTCAGATTATAAGTTTGATAAGATTATCAAAGAAGAAGAGATGCCACCATTTCCATCCGCACCAACTTACGATGCTAAAGCTTGGAAGTTTGTTAAGGAATATGCAAAACCAAATGCATTATTTTGGAATGTAGGAGCATAAAGTACTTGACTTTTATCAAAAAATGTTGTAAATTAAAGGGTTATAAATTGGAGTATATCGCATGATTACATTAACAGAAAAAGAAATATTATCTAATTGGGAAAAACTAAGAGGTATCATTACAGATACTTTTGAAGGTAAGCGATTAGAAAACTTAAACAAAATGTATGATCATTTTGAAGAAAGAATGTGTTTAGCACCAGCAAGTGGTAAGGAACATTTTCATAATGCTATGGTAGGTGGTTATGTATCGCATGTTATTCATGTCATTGAATCAGCATTACAAGTAAAATCATTATGGGAACAGAATGGTGGTAAGATTGATTTTACAGATGAAGAACTTATCTTTGCAGCCATGCATCATGACTTGGGTAAAGTTGGTGATTTAGAAATAGATTACTATGTACCACAAGAAAGTGATTGGCATAGAAAGAATAAAGGTGAAATCTATATGCATAATCCTGATTTGGATTATATGACAGTTACAGATAGGTCATTATTCATATTACAACATTTTGGTATTAAGTTAAGTAAGTTGGAATATATTGGTTTGATGTTAACAGATGGTATGTATGAAGAAGCTAACAAAACTTATTATATACAATACTTTCCACAAAATGTTTTAAGAAGTAATATTGCTTACATACTTCATCAGGCAGATATGATGGCAACTCACATTGAGTATGATTTATGGATGAAGGGTGATGAGAAAGATAAAGTAAAAGTAAAGAAGAGTGTTGAAAAGATTAAGAAGGCCGCAGACACTACTTCTAAATTCTTATCAAGTGATAATGATAATGCAAAAGATTTATTTGATGAGTTATTTGGAGAAAAGAAATGATTTTAGAAATTATATTAGGAATAACCACAATCACATTTGGATATACAAGTTTTAATCTTTTTAAAAAAGTAGAAAGATTAGAAGATTGGGTTGAAGAGTATTCACAAAGAATAATAGAAGCAGATACAACATTGACAGAATTGGATTCGGAAGGTAAATTTGAATCTGATGATGAGGTTGGAACTGTTTTTACAGGTATAAAACAAACCATAAAAGAATTAAACACAATAAACAACAAGGATATATAATGCCAAGAAAAGCAAAAAAAGGTTCACCAAGATATTATTTTCATATAGGAACAGAAAACGCGATTATTAGACATAATCAAGAAACCAGGCCTGTTATGCGAGAACGCATTTATAATGAACATATTAGAAATGCATTTGAGAAATTGGCAGAGAATATTATTCATACATTTAAGTTTTATTATTTTGATGTTCCAAGTGAAGATGTTAAACATGAAGTAGTAAGTTTTTTATATATGAATATGCACAAATATGACCATACCAAAGTAAATGCAAAAGGTCAAAGGTCAAAGGCATTCTCATACTTTAGTATTGTGGCAAAGAACTATTTGATTCTTCACAATAATAACAACTATAAGAGAATGAAACAACATGATGGTGCTGAAGTTACAGATAGGAAAAGAGATCCTATATCAGAAATCCGTAGTAGAGATGCTAGAAACATGAAGATTGAGTATGTTGATGTCTTAGCAGACTATTGGAGAAACAATTTAACTACTGTATTTAAACGGAAGAAAGATTTAGATGTTGCAAATGCTGTTGTTGAATTGATGGATATGAAAGAGAACATTGATAACTTTAATAAGAAAGCATTATACATTCTCATTCGAGAAATGACTGGTTCAAACACACAACACATCACAAGAGTAGTAAATGTGATGAAAAAACACCACTTCAAACTACAAGAAAACTACCTATCTACTGGCTCTGTTGTTACTACACAAACAGGAAGTTGGTTTGATAGAACAGCAATCTAAATAATATATACTTTTTTCTATTGCCGTAATATTTATTATTAACAATATTATAGGTAAATATTATGGCAATAGATTTTGAAGTTTTTGAAGGTAAGTCTTTATCTGATATCTTCAAGGACATCTACGACAATTCCAACAAAAATAAACAACAACTTGAAGTCTTAATGAAAGAGGTTGTTGGCTTTATTAAAGATGGTGACACGGCTATTCAAATCATTCCCATGTTGAAAGAATATTTAGAAATCAATGTGAAGAATGATGAACAGTTGGTTAAGCTCGCTACAATAGTTCAACGCATGGCTACTGCTAAAGCTAACACAAGTTCTGATGAGGAGTTTGGTATAAGTGATAAAGAAAAAGAACAATTATTAGCTAGTATCCAAGAGGTATCAAATGAGGTTCAAGATTATAGTGATAAGATTATATCAAGTAGAGATGAGTAATGTCTTATAAAAAAAGTAGTACTATTAAAAGTGATAGTCCAGGTTCTGATTTAAAAGGTTCTGTAGTTACAAAAGATATGATGATGAGGGCTATTGAAACTCGTGCAGCAAGTGAAGAGTTTTATGAGATAGAACCAGTAGAAGTTTTGGATGTTTGGATAGATGAAGGAAATAGTGATTTTCCAATAGATTCCGATAAAGAAAAAGATTATACTTTAACTGGATCTATATTGGGAAGATATATTTATTCAGAACAAGGTATTGCTAAAAGTAAATGTAGTAATTTTAGACCACTAAATCCTAACATAAATATGACACCAGTTAGAGGCGAGGTTGTACTTGGTTTTGAATTTCTTGGTCAAAGATATTATACCACTACCTTAAATATATTTGGTAGTCCTAATCAAAACATTAAAAAGAATGTAAGTAGTTATAGACAAAAACCAACTGATGTGAAGCCTGGAGTATATTTTAAAAAATCTGGTGATGATACACCAGAGTTTGGATATTCTCGTAAATTAAGACCAAATGAAGGTGATTTAATTATTGAGGGTAGATATCAAAATTCTATTAGATTGGGTAGTGACCAAAAGGAAGAAGCATTTACAGAATCACCTAACATTATTTTATCAGCTGGACATTTGATGAATGGGGATAGTGATGGTGAACAGAAACATGAACCACAAAAAGAAAATGCCTATGGTACTGGTAAAAGAGAGAAGGCAATTTATGAAGATATTGATAAAGATGGTTCAAGTATATATTTAACCACTAATGAAGAATTAAAATTTACACCAGCAGTAGAAAGTGAGGTGGATGGTGCATTTGGTCCATTTGAAGGTAAGAATATTTTATTAGATAGTGATAGAATTATATTTAATACTAAGAACAATGGTAGTATTGCAATGATGAGTAGTAATAATATTGCTTTGAGTGCAGTAACAGAAGTGGTGATTGAAACACCAGCAAGTAAGTTGGGTAGTATAGAAGCAGAAGAACCTCAGGTGTTAGGTCAAGTATTATTTGATAAGTTAGATTTTTTAATTACACAATTAGGTTTAGTAGGTGCTATACCAACACCAACTGGTCCTTCTGGTACATTAAATACATCACCTGGTTGGACAGCAGTAACAACTGCTATGGCAGATATTCAAAGTGCTTTAAGTACAAAACATTTAATAGATTCATAATGGGATTTACCACATTTAAAAATAATTATTTATCTAAGGTAGATAGTGGTGGATTTGGAACTGTTGATGAAACTGCAGAGTTTATAGCTAGTGAATATGATAAAGCAGTATCACTTCCAACTTCAATGGCTACTGCAACTGGACCAATAGCTACATCTGGTGGTGGAACAACAGCACTTGAAAATTATTTGAAAACTTCATTTGCAGCTGGTACTTTACCACCAGTTTTAGAAGCAGGATTACTTCCTTCATTATCTACATATTGGACAGGAGTAATTACTAGTTTGGCTTTTACTACAGTTCCAGTGGCTGGGGTTGTTGGACTATTACCAGCTGGTAACTTAATTGGTTCTGCAGATACAACAGAAGATTTTTTAGACCAATTAATCGGTGCATTTGAAATGCATCTTAGTGGTATAGGTTGGTTACATAGTGGTGGAGTCACCGCAGATACTGGATGGACAGTATTATAAGAATTTAATAATAGGAGTTAGTAATGAAAAAGAGCGAATTAATAAAAATAATTGAATTAGTAGTTCGTAAGGAAGTTAAAAAACAGGTCAAACAGATACTTATTACAGAGAAGAGTATCAAACCTAAACCTGTTATACAATCCAAACCAAAACCGAAACCAAAAGTTCAACAACACTTTACAGATAATGCTGAACTAAATAAAGTTTTAAATGAAACAGTTGGTTTGAATGATAAGTCACAAGAAGATGAAGAATGGCCAACAATGGGTGGAAGTGCGTTTGATAGTACAAGAGCAACCGAACTTTTAGGTTATGGTGAGTCTATGGGCACTAGTAAAGAGATGAAAAGAAATATGGCAGCTGCTCAAACATTAAAAGAAAAGGGTGTATCAACTAAAGATGTACCTGAATCGGTACTAAATGCATTGACTCGTGATTATAGTGATTTAATGAAGCACGATAAAATGAAAAGTAAAAAATAGGAATAACAAATGGCGACCGTAAGAGAGTTAAATGAAAATGATGATGCTAGATTTGGATTAAAGTTTCCACTTGAATACCATAGTCAAAAGGGTGGGTTTTTTCCAACATCAAAAACACTAAAGGAACAGGCATCTTCAAATCTAAAAAACTTAATATTAACTGTTAAAGGTGAAAGAGTAGGACAGCCAGATTTTGGATGTGAAATAACATCAATTTTATTTGAACAAATAACTGAAGGGTTAGGTGATAGGGTAGAAGAAACTATAAGAGAAAGTGTTAGTAAATGGCTACCTTATATAGAATTAGTAAATATTTTTACTTCTACACCAGATGATAATCCAAATATGGTGTTAGTTCAAATTGAATTTGTAGTAACGGTAGATGATCCTAATGCAGTTAATACTATAACATTTACCTTTAATACAGGTACAGGGGAATAAGAATGGCAAGAGAAGTTGAATATGGCACTAATATTAAGGCCGTTAAAAAAGAAGTAAAATATATTGGTAGGGAATTTTCTACTATTAGGGCTAATTTAATTGAATTTGCTAAATCATATTTTCCAAATGCCTATAATGATTTTAATGAAGCATCACCTGGTATGATGTTTATTGAGATGGCTGCTTATGTTGGTGATACATTAAATTTTTATATGGATAATCAATATAGGGAATCTTTATTACATAGTGCTGAAGAAAAGAAGAATGTGTTTAAACTTGCACAATCATTTGGTTATAAACCAAAATTAGCTAACCCAGCTACAGCAATTGTAGATGTAACTGTTGAAGTTCCTGCAGAACAGGTAAATGCAGATACATACAAACCAGATTTGGATTATGCTCCAGTTATAACTGCTAATAGTATGTTTGATAGTCAAGGTGGATCTACTTTTAGATTAATGGATGACATTAATTTCAAAACATCTTCCTCATTAGATACAAGAACTTCTATTGTTTCTCAAATGGAAGATGATGTACCAACACATTTTAAATTAACAAAACAGGCAATTGTACAGTCTGGACAACAAATAAGTCAAGATTTTACTTTCGGTAATGCAGTAAAATTTGATAAAGTTATATTGAGTAATGAAAATGTAGTTCAAATAACATCTTGTATTGATGATGATGGTAATAAATGGTATGAAGTTCCTTATTTAGCACAAGATACTGTATTTGATGCAGTTGAAAATAATCCTGTTAATACTCCAGATATGAGTTCACTGTCAGCAGATACACCATATATGATGAAATTAATCAAAACTGCTAGAAGATTTACAACTTATGTTAGGAGTGATGGAAAAACAGAATTAAGATTTGGTGCTGGTATAAGTAGTAATGCTGATGAGGAGATAATACCAAATCCTGATAATGTTGGATCATCATTGAGTACTGGATTATCTAAATTAGATTCAAGTTTTGATCCAAGTAATTTTTTAAATACAAAAACTTTTGGTCAATCCCCAAGTCAGATTACTTTAACAATTAATTATACTTATGGTGGTTCATTAGATGATAATGTTTTATCCAATCAAATAACAAAGGTTAATGCGGCAAATGTAATTCTAAGTCCAGAGGGATTAAATGCTACTAAAGTAAATGAAGTAAAGGATAGTGTTGAAGTAACTAATAATGAACCTGCTACTGGTGGTTCAAGTGGTGATAATATAGAAGAAGTCAGACAGAGAACTATGGCTTATATGAATACACAAGGTAGAGCAGTTACACTACAAGACTATATAACAAGAGTATATTCTTTACCACAAAAATTTGGTAATATTGCTAAGGCACACATTGTACAGGATGAACAATTAGACCAAGTTGCTGGTGGTGAGGATGGTGATAAACCAATGTTAAAAGAAATAAGTAATCCACTTGCATTGAATATGTATGTATTAGGTTATGACCACAAAAGAAATTTCGTGAAATTAAATAATGCAACTAAACAAAATTTAAAAATATACCTATCACAATACAGAATGATGACAGATGCTATTAATATTAAAGATGCATTTATAATAAATGTTGGTGTTAAATTTTCTATAATAACACAAAGGGGATTTAATAAAAATGAAGTATTGATGAAATGTATTGATAAAATTAAAAAACATTTTGATGTAAAAAAATGGCAAATAAATCAACCAATTATTGTAAGTGATATAGCATATCAAATTTCATTAGTTGATGGTGTTGCTAGTGTTGTACCACCGATAGAAGATAATCCACAAAAACAAATGGTGGTTGTTGAGAATCTATTTGATGGAACTGCTGGTTATAATACTAATGTTTATGATTTAGATGCTGCAACTAAAGATGGTGTGATATATCCATCATTAGATCCATGTATCTTTGAAATTAAATTCCCCGATAATGATATCGAGGGTAGAGTAGTGGGAGATATTTAATGTACTATTTTCAATATCCAACAGCAGACACAACAATTTATGAAGGTAATTTAACATCTTCATTAAATTCTGGCCGTGACCAAATATTAGAAGTACAAAAAAATGTAGATGAAACTGGTACGGTTGTTTCAGTTTCTCGTATATTAATGAAATTTGATTATACTGATATTACAAGAAAAAGAACTGCTGGGACAATACCAACAACTGCTAAATATTATTTAAATCTATATGATGCTAATTCTAGTGAATTGAAAGTAGAACAGAATTTATTTGTATATATGGTAAGTGGTAGTTGGACACATGGTACAGGATTATCTGATAGTAATCCCGTTATTGAAGATGGTGCCAATTGGAAATATAGAGGAGATACTACTACAAAAAATCAATGGGTAAGTGGTAGTGATACACAAGGTGGAACTTGGTTTACTGCTAAGACTGGACAATATGAAGTTAGTAGTTCATGTAGTTTAACCTATGGTACAAAAGATTTGAGAATAGATGTAACAAATTTAGTTAATAATCAAATAGCCTCAAGTTCAGTATATGGTAATAATGGATTTATAATTAAAAGGGAAAACATATCTACACAAGGTAATGCTTTATATACAGTATTTGATCCTGCAAATGCTACTGGTTCTGCAGAACACAATACACAACACTTAGGTAGTTTAAAATTTTTCTCAAAAGAAACCAATACAATATATCCACCTAAATTAGAAGTGGAGTGGGATGATTCAAAATGGAGTACTGGTTCACTAGATCCACTATCATCAACAGACTTAGAGAGATTGAATGTTTATTTCAAAGGAATTAAATCTGAGTATAAGGAAAAGTCAAAAACAAAATTTAGATTAGTTGGTAGAGAATTATACCCAACAAGAGGGTTTGGTACTACACCTGCAGCCTTAACTGTTAAGTATTTACCAAGTGGTAGTAGAGCATTAGAACAGGGAACATACTATTCTGTAAAAGATGCTTCTACTGATGAAGTTGTTATTCCGTTTAGTACTGGTTCAATTGTTAGTTGTGATTCACAAGGTAATTATTTTAATTTATGGATGGATACATTTCAACCAGAAAGGTTTTATAAATTTGAAATTAAAGTAGTTAGTGGTAGTGGAGCAGACCAAACATCAATGGTTTTTGATGAGGGTTATGAATTTAAAGTGGTGAGATAAATGCCTTATTCAATAGAAGAGTTAAAAAATAAACCATCATATCAAAATATTTTAGATGCTGATAAAAATGAGTTAAAGAAATTTTTTGAAGATGAAGAATTAAAAGCACAACAATCTGGTTCTACATTAGAGGCAGTAAAAACACTTAGGGATCCTGATGGGTTTATTTTATCTTATGAAGATCCAGATAATCTTGGTAAAACAATGCCAAGTTCTATACAAAAAGTTAGACTACCAATGGAATATATGAATGCCGTACCAGATGAAATATTTGTTAAATTGGGTGAGGAAAGAACATTTAGTTCATTTAGACCATTTCTTACAAATCCAGAACCTTTAGCACCAAATAATGAACCACAAACGGAAGAAGAAGTTAAGGAAAATATTAAGAGTGCTGCTAAGAAAATAAGAGAAAAGAGACAAGCACAGAAAGATGCAGCGGAAATTGCAAAATCTACAAGTACAGATACAGCATCAGTTAAAGAAAATGCTAGTAATAAAAAACCACCAGGAAAACCACCTGGCGGTGCAAAGATGGCTTAAATATGAAGAAATTCACATTAGATAAAAAAATACTTGACCAAGTAGTATCCGCAAATAAAGATTACTCTTCATTTGGTTTAGAAAACTCGCCAAATAAAATAGATTATATTCACTTATATGTTATGAATATGAATGATGAAGTTATTGGTACAGATTATCTTTCTCAAGATGAAATAAGTATAGTTGATAATAGAGTTGTTGATTTGGACATTGGCCAACATTTACGGAATATGGGTTTTACCGAAGGTGATTATAAAGTCAAATATTATTTTTTAAGTGCATTAGCTGGATTGCCTACTAATGCAGATAATGGTGGGGAACCAGGTTATTATTATTTAAAACCAAATCAACAAATATATACTGGTCAATTAACAACCAAGATGGTAAATAATGAGGAAAAATATTGTTATTATAGTGCTGATGGTACAGAGGAAATTCCACTAAAACGAGTTGAGAATAAATATGTGTTAATGGATATATCTTCCGATAAAACAGAAGTTAAAATTGATGCACAAAATATAGATAGTTGGGGATATAAAGATAAGATAAGGAGTATGTTACGACAATTACCGACTCCAAGATATAATTATGCCTTTAGTCCTCCTAGATCTTATGCCTATAATGAAGATTTACCAGCAGGACATTTACAATTTGATAAAAATGATCCCTATATAATTAAGTTGATACCACAGTATGATGGTGATCCAGGATTTGATAATGAAGTTGTTGGTAAAAGTATATCAATAAAAAATGTATATAAATTTGAAGCACCTGATGCTTCTTTTGCATCAACACCATCTGTAACATTAACAAATGAAGAAGTACAAGATATTATGATGTCAGGTGGTGGTGCTAATGCATTGGCTGAAGCTTTAGCAGAAAAACAAGCTAATACACAACAAGTTGAAACATTAACATCCAATAACTTTAGTGCTAGGTATGTTAGTAAAATTGTAGAGGTATTAGATTATGATACTATAAGAGTTGAAAGAAGTTTTGAGGATTATGAATCTGTAGTTAGGAATATACTTAATGTTGCGATTGAGGGTGGTCAAGTAACAGATAGTGGAAATATTGATGTAAGATTCAATGATGCTCCAGGATTTTCAACTGGTAGTCTATTGAGGTCAGGAGATGGTGAATTTAGAGATGCATTAAATTTAGACCAATCTTTATTTCAACAAGTAGCAGATAAGGATAGAATATTAGTTCCAGAAACTTATTATGATCTCAAACTATCAGAGGGTAATTCATGGGTAGTATGGACACCACAAACAGATTTAGAGAGGTTGAATACTTATATGGTTATCAATGATGAATATTATTTGATAGCAAATGCTTCGGAAGGATATGGTAAAGATGGTACTATTTGGGGTGGACAACAAGAAAGAGCTCCTGGTAATGTTCTACAAAGATATTTTAAATTTTATAAACCATTAGATAAAGCTATTGAAAAATATGATTTAGTATATTTCGCAGAAGAAAAATTAGAACCTTATGAAGATAAAATTAAGTTAATTTCTTTTGAAGATGATTTTGATGAGGATATTCAGTTTTTAAGAATCCCAAATATGAACTCTACGGACAATCCTGTCCGACCAAGAAGAACTAATTTTAAAAGTTTTAGTAAATTAAATGGTGAAGTAGATACTGTAAAAGATAAATTAGCAGAAAGAATATTTTCTGGTAGTTTATTAGATACAAGATTAAATATTGATTATGGTAGAAGAAATCCTGAAATAGCACCAGATATAAATGATTATGGATTTGGAAAGATTATTAATTTTGGTTCTGCAGAAAAAAGAATTAAAAACTTTCATAGTAAATTAAAATTGATAGAAACCTATACTTCACAAAGTGGAGTTTTTGCAAATATATCAAGTTCAGCTGATAATCAGACAAAATATAGAAGGTTGAAAAATAATGTTATTAGTAGTTTTGATCATTTTGAACATTATATGTATTATGAATCTTCTTCATATACAACAAGTTCTTTGGGTGAAAGGTATGATGTGACTTGGCCTAAAACTGCATATAGTAATAATGAATATACTTTGGCTACAACCACTTCAACTGCTGGTACTAATTGGTTAAATAATTGGACAACATATTCTAAAGAATTTGACACAATAAATAAAGAAAGATTTATATCTAATTTACCAACTCATGTTACAATGGATCCATCTAATAATGTATTTTTAGATTTCTTTGATATGATGGGACAACAATTTGATGAATATTGGTTATACACAAGACACTTTACAGATGTCAATGAAAGAACAAGTAGGTTGGGTGAGGGTATATCAAAAGATTTAGTAGAACAAGTTGCAAAATCTATTGGATTAAAATTAGTTAATGGTAATGATTTGTTGGAATTACCAGAATATTTATTTGGTACTAATACTTCAGGTTCAGCTGTTTATTCTACACCACAAGAAGATGTAACTAAAGAAATATATAAAAGAATAGTAAGTAATATGCCTTTCTTTGCAAAAACAAAAGGTTCAATTAGAGCGATGAAAGGATTACTAAATTGTTATGGTATTCCAAGTTCTATTTTAAGAGTTAGGGAATACGGTGGTCCTGATATTAATCAAAGAGTAACTTATGAAATAAAAAGAAAGTTTAATTATGCATTAGATTTTAAAGGTAGTCAATATGTTCAACATACTTGGAGACCTGATGGTAATTCTAGTAGATATCCTGACACAGTTGAGTTTAGATTTAGGACACCACATAGTGTTGGTAGTTCTGGTTCAATGGCTATAGTACAAACTAATGATAGGTGGGGTATTGGATTAAAAGACAATGGAACTAAGGATGCTTATGGACATTTATTTTTTGGTATATCTGGTTCAGATGGAAGTGCTTCAAGAATATCTTTAGGTGAACAACCATTTTACAATGATGATATGTGGAGTGTTATGTTAACTCGGACAAGTTCAAGTGGTGCACCATTGACTACAAATGGTATTGATAGTAAAGTTAAATATGAATTAATTGCAAAACAATATGATGCAAGTAGAGAGTTAATATTATATCAAACAAGTGGAAGTGTTGTTGTAAATGGTAGTGGTGGAAGTGGAACTGCTGGATACAAACAGAATCAATATTGGGTAACAAGTACTAATACACGATTGGGTGGTAACTCTAATGGTAAGTTTGGTAGTATGTTTAGTGGTTCATTAATGGAATATAGATTATGGAGTGAACCATTAAGTCAAAGTAGATTTGATGACCATGTTAGAGCACCGAAAGCATATAATGGTAATTACTCTGGCTCTGCATATAATAATTTAGTATTTAAGTTACCATTAAATGATAATATTACAATGACCAATGCTTCAACATTAGATGATAAGTCAGCTCAAGTTAGTTACGAGGCAAATGCTACTACAAATGGTTTTGGTGGTGCTAATAATTTTAGAAGTATAGTAGATTTAGAACAATTAAAAGTTCCAAATGTAGGACCACAGAGAAGAAATGCTACAAAAATTAGAATAGAAGATCAACAATTGGGTGATAGATTATTATCACCTGAGACCAGAGCTGCCGCATCTGCTTATGACTTGGCACCATTAGACAGTAACAAGGTCGGTATTTATTTTTCACCAGTAGATGTTGTGAATGAAGATATAATGTATTCTCTAGCTGACTTTGATTTTAATGATTTAGTAGGTGATCCACGAGATGAGTTTGAATTAGAATTTAGAGGTTTGGAAAAGGCACAACGAGAATATTGGCAAAAATATTCATCACCAAATAATTTTTGGGATTATTTAAGAATATTAAAATATTATGATTCTGGTATATTTGACCAAATTCGTTCATTTATTCCAGCCCGTGCAAACGCAACTTTAGGTGTTTTAATTGAACCGAATATGTTGGAAAGGGATAAAGAGGTTATTGGTAAGTTACCTGAAATTGATAATAACTATTTTGAAAATGCTAATCAATTTGAAGAAGGTTTACAAATATCAAATAATAAAAGTGGTTCAGAATCTTCAGCAATAACTATAGGTGGAGAATTTTACCAAACAGAAGGAACGGTAAATGCTACTGGATATGGACCTGAAGCTGGTGCTAATGGTAGTTTGGGAATAAACACATTAAATGTATTAGACCAACATGATCCTAAAGGACCATTTGGAAATACTTATTTAAGTGCTAGTATTACACATGGTGGAACAATACAAGAATTTACAGAAACAATACAACCTTTTATTAGTTCATCAAGAATATCTGAACACAATCAAGAAAAGAGATTGTTCTATTCTTCTAGTTTAAGTGCTTCATTAGAAAAACCATATAGTGCATCTTTTCATCCAACAGAATTTGAGAGTATGGCAAATACCTCACCATTATTTAGGGTTTATTATAAACCAATTACATTAACAAAAAAGAACACAATAGATGGTAAAGAGCCAGTTGAGATTACAATTACATCTCCAACAACATTAGTAAGTCAAGAGCCAGGCGAATCACCACTAAAAGTTGATTAAAAATTTAAGTTCTTTATATTTATTATGGAGAGGTTCTATCTCACCGTAATTACAATCATAGGAGTAAAATATGGGTTTTTTAAATAATACAAGTGTAACCGTTGATGCAATTTTGACTAAGAAGGGTAGAGAACTACTTGCAAGAGG